GCTCAAGGCCTTGGGCAAGATGCTTGAGGAAGAGGGCAAGTTTGTGGGCAGCCTGCATGCAGGTGCCGATGACGGACGCTGGGAGGCCCATGAGGTGGCCGACCTGGAGTACCACGCCAACCAGTTGATCAGCCAGGTGCTGGGCATTGTTGCTGGTGCGCGGCTGGCGATGGAAGACGCGGAGGGCGCAGACCATGGCTGATGCATGCGACTTGGGCTCTGATCGCGCTCAACAGATGCTTGATGATGCCTTGGAGCATCGCCGGTACCAGGCTAGCCGGTTGGCCCTCGATAACCCCTACTGCATGGACTGCGGCGAGGCCATTCCCCTCAAGCGCCGTGAGGCAGTGCCGGGGGTTGAGTGCTGCATACACTGCCAGCAAGTGCGCGAACGGTCGGGGGTAGGCAATGGCTGATCTACCCAACATTACGCTCGATGACCTGCCGGGCCTGCTGGCCCATATCGATGCGCATGACCGCGAGACCTGGGTGCAGGTGGCCATGGGCGTTAAGTCCGAGTTTGGCGACGCTGGGTTTGATGACTGGAACAGCTGGAGCCAGAACGGTGACTCGTACAACGCGGGCGATGCTAAGTCTGTTTGGAAAAGCTGCTCGGCGGGCAAAATCGGCATTGGTACGGTGATTCATCTGGCGAAGGAGAAGGGCTGGAAGCCCCGCAAGCAGGAGCTGACGGCGGAAGAAAAGCGCCGCCAGCGGGCAGAGCAGGAGGCCCGGCGCAAGCAGCGTGAGGCTGAGGTGCTGGCGGACGAAGAGCGTAAGGCGCACATGCAGCAGCAGATTCAGGTGGCAACGTGCCGGCTGTTGTCTGAGTTCACCAAGGCGCGGGGAAAGTCTGCGTACCTGGAGCGCAAGCAGGCGCCGGCATTCGGGGTGCGCTTTGTGACGCAGCCGGTGCTGATGGTGACGGACGACAAGCGCGGTGTGTGCGAGATATGGACCGGGGAGAGCATCGGCCAGTTCTTTGCGGCGCTGCCGCACCCGCGCCCTGACCACTTGTCATTCCGCAAGTATGGGCCGGGTGACATTCTCATTCCGCTGGCCGATCTGGATGGGGCTGTGTGGAGCCATCAGAGCATTAACGGCAATGGCACTAAGCTGTTCCCGAAGTTTGCGCGTAAGCAGGGCTGCTGCCATTGGGTTGGCCGGTCGGATGATATGCCGGTGATTGCGCTGGCCGAGGGCTACGCGACGGCCTGCAGCGTGTACCAGGCGACGCAGTGGCCGACCATTATGTGCGTGGACCTGGGCAACATGGCGCACATTGCGCGCGGCATCCGTGAGCGGTACCCACATGCTCAGCTGGTGATTGCTGGCGACGATGACCCGAAGCCGAACGGGGATAACCCAGGGCGCGTGCAGGCCGAGGCGCTGGCCTTGGAGCTGGACGCGGTTGTGGTGTTCCCTGAGCTGCCTGAGCAAAGCAGGGAGGCGGCATGACGGCCACCCGTAAAATCGATTGGAATGACCTACACGTAGAGTGCGGTTTGGACGTGGTGCGCGAGCAGTTGCAGCGGGCAGCGGCCAACGCGCCGTTGCCGCGTGTGCGCACGGCGGGCGAGCCTGACGGTGCTGATGACCTTCCCCCGACCCCATCCGACACAGCGCCCGCCGCTGGTGCGGCACCGCCAGAAGAGGGGGCCGGGGAGGCTGGTTGGACGCTGGAGAAGGTGACACGGCGCTTTGCGTTGATAGAGGGCGAGACGAAGGTATACGACACCGACCGCAAGGTGATCATCAAGAAAACTGGCTTCTTGGCGATGGTGGGCAAGGCGCTGGCCAACCAGTGGTATGACCTGCCAAAGAAGAAAGGGATTGCCCCGGACGCCGCGAAGCAGTTTGAGGCCGATGCCAAGTTGGGCAAGCGGCTGGGCAAAACCACGGGGCAGACGCAGGATATTTATTGGCGCTATGTGTATCTGGATGGCTCGCAAGACATTTACGACCGGCAGCTACGCCAGCGTCTGCCCTCGGCTGCCGTCAAGTTGGCCCTGGGGGATGCGTTCTCGCTGTGGCAAAACTCAGAGCACCGGCAGGTGATACCGGCGGTCAACCTGGTGTTTGACCCGCGCATGACGCAGCCACCCAAAGACACGATCAACACCTTTGAGGGCTTGCCCCTTACCCCGCGCCCCGAACGTGAGTTATGCCGTGGCATCGTCTGGCTGTTGAAGTTTTTATGCAATGGCCAGATGGATGCGGTGGACTGGCTGACCAAGTGGCTGGCCTATCCGCTGCAGCACGTGGGGGCGAAGTTGGACACGGCGGTGCTGATGCACTCGACGATGGAAGGCTCGGGCAAGAGCCTGTTGTTTGGCGACATCATGCGGCCGATCTATGGGGAGTACGGCGCGACGGTGGGCCAGGTGCAGCTGGAGAGCAGCTGGAGCCAGTGGCAGTCGAGCAAGCTGTATGGCCTGTTTGAGGAGGTGGTCAGCCGGGACCAGCGCTACAACCAGACGGGCAAGATCAAACACATGGTCACCGGTAAGACGGTGCGCATCGAGTCGAAGTTTATGAACGGTTGGGAAGAGGCGAACTATATGAACGCCGTGTTCCTGTCCAACGAGATCCTGCCGTGGCCGATCGGTGAGAACGACCGGCGGATGCTGGTGTTGTGGCCGGAGAAGACGCTGCCACCAAATATGCAGCAGCGTATTGGCTGGGAGCTGGCCAACGGGGGCATTGAGGCGTTCTACCAATATCTGCTGGATTACGACCTGGCCGGCTTTGATGAGCGCACCCGGCCACCGCACACGCCAGCCCGCCAGCGCTTGGTGGAGCTGAGCTTTACCGCGTGGGAGACCTTTTACAACCTGTGGAAGACGGACGAGGCGTTGGGCGTGCCGTTCAGCATCTGCCGCACGCAGGACCTGTACGGTTTGTTTACAGAGTGGTGCTCGCGGGGCAAGGAACACAGCATCAGCGAGACCAAGTTCAGCCTGTTCATGGCGACCAAGCCGGATACCTACAAATCAGACGGGCAGTATGCCTGGCAGGACGACTTCAATAACCGAAGGCGCTCAATGTTCTTTGTGCCCAGTGCGCCCGATGGGCTGGTGCTGACCGATGCTAAGCAGATGGGCGAGGTTGTGCGAGCGTGGCGTAGGCGGGCCGCTGAGGCGGGCTGGCACCCGGAGAAGTGGGACGGCTGCATTGGCTACAGTGCGCCGCTGCGCAATGCGGGAGGCTCTGATGCTTGAGTTAGCGAGGGTGTCTAGGGTGTGTCTAGGGTTGCGAACTCAAACCCTAGTCAGCTGTAGCCCGCGTGTTAGAGCGCTCGGCGTGCAAGTGTCTAGGGTTGCATGGGTTTTTACGCGCGCGCGGGCGTGTATTTATCGCAATCTGTTGTGCTGTTTTTTCTTCATGCGTGAGCCAAAAACCCTAGTAACCCTAGACACCCTAGACAATTGTTTAAAAGTAATTGTTTTTAAAAGGGTTTTATTGTCTAGGGTTGTGTCTAGGGTTGGGCCGAATCTGTCTAGGGTTGGATTTGAGGGGGTGTGGCGATGATTGAGCGCGTAGAAATGGCGTTGGCGGCGTGGGGTGACCAGTATCGGCGGCGGGGCACGGTGGCTGCGCTGCAGTGCACTCTGGGGGCTGCTATGGATGCCCAGGGCGTGATGATCCGGAGTACTGCGCCAGGCAATGGATACGGTGTTGGCCTGGAGGCTGGGCCGTTGGGCGCTGTGGGTGAGGCGGTTGAGCGCGCCCTAGTGATGATCCGGCAGCCGGTTGAGGCGGGCGGGCACGGTTCAGTGGGCGTTGAGCTGTCCAAGCTGGCTAGGGTTCGGTACCTGACGGACCCGATGCCGCTGATCGAGCACCAGATGCGGCGTATGGGTTGGCGGTCGCAGGCGACCTACCGCAGCAAGCTGCACCAGCTGCATGTTCTACTGGAGCCGCAGCTACTGGCTGACCTGCCGTGGCTGAAGCGGGCTTCTTGAAAATACTTGCTACCGTTCGTCGGGGTGATTTTGGCGCTAACGCATGCTCAACACACCTTGCACACACCACCCACGCAAAGCACCGGAAAGGGCGTTAATCGATGGTTTACGCCTTTGACGGTCTAGCGTAAAAAGTCAGCTAAGTTTTTGATTCGTGCGTAAGCAGCAAGCGCACAACCGCTTCCCCTGCTGGATTGGCTGCCAGCAAACCCCAACCCGCTCCGGCGGGTTTTTTTATGCCTGCTGGATAGAGCAGCGGCCAGCTCGCCGGGCCCATAACCCGGAGGTCGGCGGTTCGAATCCGTCTCCAGCATCCATTCCGCCCGCCTCAGCATTGGAGTTTGTATGTCTGACCCGAGCAACGCAGCACCGCTGGGCGAAGTCGTCGCCGAGATCCCGTTGTGGATGGCCATCCTCCTGGCTCTGGCGTCGGGCCTGAGTGGTGAGATGCTGCGAGCGTCCGCGCTGATTGAGCTGAGCTGGCGGCAGATCGCCGCCCGTATCAGCATGCGCTTCGGTGCTGCCGGGCTTGTTGGCATCGCGGTATTCATGGCTGCCTTCGCCTTGGCGGTTCACCCGTACCTAAGTGCGGCGCTGTGTATCTTCTCGGCAATGCTGGGCGGGGACGTGGCCAGCAGTCTGTTCGAGCGCTGGGCCGCTAAGCGGGCTGGGGTGTGTGAGGTGCCGGGCAATGGGCGGTCGAGTGAGGACGAATAGCAGCGAGCAGGCCGAGCCGCGGGTCTACACGTCGCGCTGGACCAAGGCTGCCAAGACCTACCTGGTTAGCCATCCGCTGTGCGTCATGTGCCAGCGGCAGGGCAGGGGTACGCCGGCAACGGGGGTTGACCACATCAAGCCGCACCGGTTGAAGCAGGCGATCAAGTCGGGCGACAAGGCTGCCATCACTGAGGCCCAGCGGTTGTTCTGGGACCAGGACAACTGGCAGGGACTCTGCTCGACGCATCACGATTCGACCAAGCAGCGCATCGAGAAGGCGGGCCGCGAGATCGGCTGCGGGCTGGACGGAATCCCGCTGGACGCCAACCACCACTGGCTGGCATGACCCCGTCTGGGGGAGGGGTGGGGCAAAAGTTCACAGGCTGCCGCCTAAGACCCCGCCCGCCGGTTTTTACGCAACGCCGGGAAAAATGGGGGGGTACCCCTTTCGGTCAGGACGTTGCGCTACGTGAAATATGATGCTTTTGGAGGTTGCGATGGCTTGTTCTGCATGCGAACAGCGGCGCGCCAGAATGCGGAAATGGGTACAGGTGGCTTATGAGCGATTCACGCAAGTTGCTGCTGGTCATCAAGGCCGAGCAGATTCTGAAGCCGGAACAGCGCGCGGCGCTGTTCCCGCAAGCGAGCGCAGTGGCTGAGCGCTTGGGCGCTGAGGTCATGATCGCCGACGGCGGCCTGGACGCTGGCCTGCACAGCGACATCGCTCCGCTGGTGCAGCGCCAAATCGAGCTGCAGCAAGAAACCAATCAGCTGCTGGAGGCGTTGGTCATGGCGCTCGCTGAAGACGCCGACCCTGACGCACCGCCGCTGACATACATGGACGGCGCCCCGATAGGGTAGCGCCGTCGGGAGAAGACTATGGCCGGCAATGGAAATTCAGGCCGCCCGGGCAAACCTGCGGTGGTGCACCTTATCAAGGGCAACCCCAGCAAGAAGAACGCGCAGGCGCTGCTCGATGAGGCGCTCAACCCGCCCGTGCCTGCAGAGGCACCGGACAAACCAGACCACCTCAACGAAGAGGCCGCCCAGATCTGGGACGGGCTGATCCCTGATCTGCTCAAGCTGGGGCTGGTGACGCGCTTGGACGGGCATACGCTCGCCGAGTACTGCCACTGCCTGAGCAAGGTTCGGGCGCTGGACCGGATGATGGACGAGCTAAACGAGACCTCGGCCAACGGCGTGCGTGGTTACTTTCAGACCTCCCGGACTGGCTACCGCAGTGTGTCCGAGGTGATGCAGGCGCGTGCCATGTTCAACTCGCGTGTTGACGCCATCGGGAGGCAATTCGGCTTCTCGCCGCTGGCCCGCCGAGGCCTGCGGGTAGAGGCCCCGCAAGGCGAGCTGTTCCCCAATGAGCAAAAGCAAATCGCAGACAAGTACTTCTGATCGCGCGACTGCCTATGCCCAAGAAGTAACCGCCGGCCGCATTGTGGCTGGCCCCGATATTCGCAACGCCTGTAAGCGCCACCTGGATGACCTGAAGACAGGGGCCGAGCGTGGCCTGGTGTGGGACGTGGACGCCGCCACCCGCGCCATTGGCTACTTCGAGGAAGTGCTCTGCCTGAACGGCGGCGAGTTTGAGGGTCAGCCCTTCCTGTTGCACCCGTGGCAGGCGTTCATTGTTGGCAGCCTGTTTGGCTGGAAGGGGCAAGACGGCCACCGTCGATTCCGCACCGCCTACATCGAAACCGCCAAGGGCTCTGGCAAGTCGCCGTTGGTAGCAGGCATCGGCCTGTATGGCATGACCAGCGACAAGGAGCCGCGCGCCGAGATCTACGCCGCCGCGACCAAGAAGGATCAGGCCATGATCCTGTTCCGCGACGCGGTGTCGATGGTTGACCAGTCCGCCGCGCTAGCCGCCCGCATCGAAAAGACGGGGCGCGGGGAGAAGGTCTGGAACCTGGCGCACCCCGCCAGCGGTAGTTTCTTCCGCGCGATCAGTGCAGACGATGGCCAGTCAGGCCCACGCCCGCACGTCGCGCTGCTGGACGAGATCCACGAACACAAGACCCGCATGGTCGTCGACATGATGCGGGCCGGTACCAAGAGCCGCCGGCAAGCGTTGATCGTGATGATCACCAACAGCGGCCACGACAAGACCAGCATCTGCTTCGACTACCACGAGTACGCCAGAGCGGTATCTGCTGGCACCAAGCAGGACGACAGCTTCTTCGGCTTTGTCTGCAGCCTGGATGACGGCGACGACCCGTTTCAGGACGAAGCCTGCTGGCACAAGGTCAACCCCAGCTTAGCGTTCGGCAAGCCGGGCGACAGCAACGGCGGGGTGCCCGGATACAAGTACCTGCGGGAGCAGGTCACCGAGGCTCG